AGGGCAAACTCTATTACACAGGCAAAGAATATTAACTTTTCTATTGATAGTGGAAATTTAGTTTCTGATAAGGTTGCGGACGCAGAACAAAGTTTATCTTTTAATAATCCATTACCTGCGACAGGTGGAGCATCAAAAGAAACACTAACAGAAATTAAACAAAATGCATTAGCATATTTAAATACACAAAATCGAGCAGTAACAAGACAAGACTACATAACAAGAGTTTATTCATTACCACAAAAATATGGTAATATAGCAAAAGCATTTATCGTTCAAGATGAACAATACGAAACAAGTGATAGTGGTGAAGTCACCACAATACCAAATCCATTTGCTATGAATATGTTTTTACTTGGGTATGATGAAAATAGAAAACTAACAACTTTAAATGAAGCAGTAAAACAAAATTTAAAATTATACTTATCACAATACAGAATATTAACTGATGCCATTAATTTAAAAAACGCATATATAATTAATGTTGGTGTTAAGTTTGCAATTATCACACAAAGAGGATATAACAAAAGTGAAGTATTGTTTAATTGTGTTCAAGCAGTTAAAAATCACTTTGATGTATCCAAATGGCAAATTAATCAACCAATTGTATTGAGTGATGTAGCATATCAAATATCATTAGTTGAAGGTGTAGCAAGTGTAGTTCCACCAACTGATAATAATCCTAACAAAGAATTAATTTTAATTGAAAACAAAGCAACAATTACTTCCGGATATAGTGGTAATGTTTATGATGTTGAACAAGCAACGAAAAAAGGAGTTGTATATCCATCATTAGACCCAAGTATCTTTGAAGTCAAATATCCTAATCAAGACATATTAGGTAAAGTAGTGGGAGATATCTAATGCATTTTTTTATATTCGGTGATAAAGACGCAACCATATATTCTGGTGGAACAACTTCATCAAGAAATACAGGAGCAGATGAAATACTTGAAATAAACAA